GGAAGAGCCATTTGGTCTAGCTGTTCAGGATTCCAAGCAGTCATGACAAGACGACGACTAGTGCGTTGCTTTGGGTCTTTAAGAGCGTCAATAATTTGCTGAAGCTGGTCAACCCCTTTAAATTCTGTTCTTTCCTTATAAATATCATTCAGGTCATCATCGAGCAATCGTTTCCCAGTAAAACAATTGTATCTAGCATTAAAATGTCTCCATTGATATCCGTATCCAGGACCAATCAAATCCTCACGAGTTAATGTAAGACCTCTCGAATCCAAAAATTCTCTAGACGAATTAGCGTCCCAAATATGAACTCCTTGTTCTTTTAGTAAATTGTTGTCGGTTTCACCTCGAATAAACCACAATAATTCCTTTAGGCATGTCTTCCAAGCAGTTTTTTTCGTTGTTAAAATAGGAATTTTACCATCCTTTAGAGAGAAACGCATAGAAGCACCAAAAATACTTTTCGTTCTGCCATTTCGTCCTTCTTCCCAAGCACCATTTTCTAAAATATTTTCAAGTAAATTTAGGTACTGATATTCTTCATGACTATATTTATTTAGATTAGTATAAATATTATCAGAAACTTTAAATTGATGTTCTTCACCAGAAGTTTTTTTTTCGCTAGAAATCAACATTTCTTGGAGTGATATATATTCTTCGGCTATATGTTCCATAATATATATTTAGAATGAAGTATTTAAATTATTTACTTAAAAAGATAAATAAATTTTTTTATTTCTAATTATACCCTATAGGAGATATGGACAGCTCAGACGAATCAAAAAGTTTCTTTAAACATGTTTTCAATTTTGATGATGATTCAAAAGCAGAAATACTAAATATACTTCAATACTCTATTATAGCAATAATCCCTGTTGTTATACTTAATAAAACAATGCAAAAATATGTTCCCGAGGCAGATGACAAGAAAAGTAGTTTAGAAGTTTCAGCAGAAGTTTTAATACAAATAATTGTAATGTTTATTGGTTTGTTACTTATACACAGAATAATTACATTTATTCCAACATATAGTGGCGCTAAATATCCCGATTTCCATATTGTTTATATAATTTTAGCGATTTTAATGATTACAATGAGTTTACAAACAAAACTTGGAGAGAAAGTATCTATTTTAGTAGATCGTATAATTGAATTATGGAATGGTAAATCTGATAATAAAAAGAATAATAATAAAAATGGAACTAGTAATGGAAATGTAAAAGTTTCTCAACCAATTTCTGGTCAACCTATAGGTGGTTATACTGATGGAACATCTATTAGTTCATTACCAACTTATGATGCTACACAAGGTAATCAAAATACTATGCAACCACAACAATTACCAAATTATGATGCAATGTATAGTCAGGATACAACACCTTTAGTCGGTGCTGCTTCACCTGGTGGAACAATAGATGGGTTTGGTCCAATTGCTGCTAATGCTGTTTTAGGTAGTGGTGGCGCATTCAGTTCTTGGTAAAATAATTAGAATAAAAATAGTATAAAAATTTATTAATGTAAATTAATATGGATGTTAATAAATTATTAAAAGCATTAGATGATGATTCAAATGAAACTTTATTAAATTTTACAACAAAAAGTATTCGAGAGATGACATTAAAAATATTAAAAGAACTTCAATTATCAAAAAAAGAAACAATTGATATTTGGAATAAATTAAAAGACTATAAATATGTAGATGAAATGAATGACTTAAAATATGGTACATTTATTAGATGGATTCCAATTGAAGACCCAGATAATATTTATTTAACAAAAGGCGCTTTGTTTTGTGAAATGAAAATTATGGATAATGGAGTATTTTGTGTATGTAAAAGTTTTGGTTATTCAGCACGACATTTTCAAATAGCAATGGATAAAAACCTGATATTTCAAAAATTGACTGAACAAGAATTAATTTTATTATCAGCTTTAGACCATTTATCAAAATAAATAAATGTATTTTATTTTCTATGTTTTTTTGTTGTATTTTTCTTTTTAAGATTGATAGTTTGTTTATTTTTACATGTAAATTTACCACGTGTAAAACCCTTATTATTAATAATTGTTTTTGTGCATATTCCAATAGAACGACCTTCATTTTTTTTATCGATTTTATCGATTTTTTTTATACATCTGCATAATTTAGTTGCAATAATTTTTTCTGCCTGTTGTTTTAGTAATCTGTTTGATTTGGGTATAGTTTTATTATAAAACTCTAAAATTTTTTTATAATCATTTTTAGTAAGTTGAGACATTTCAATATATATATATATTTACAAATAAAATAATTATTATTTATTATATTTTGTAAAAATTGTAAATTTTTACAAAATAATGGAAAATGGAAAAAATCAATATCGGGAAAATAAGAATGTATAAATCTTGGCTTTGGTAGTTAGACATAAATTACTTGATAAAAAATGCTTATTTGTATTATTTGTATTATTTATATAAGTAATATAATTTTTATATTTAAAAATACATATTTCTCAATATATATTAGGAATGAAGATTGTAGTATTTGATTTAGATGAAACATTAGGTTATTTTACAGAATATGGTATATTTTGGGATAGCTTAGGAAATTATTTAAAAACAAAAAATAAAAGAGCATTATCTCAAAAAGATTTTGATGATATTTTAGATTTATTTCCAGAATTTATTAGACCAAATATAATAAATATTTTAGATTTCTTAAAGAACAAAAAAAAAACTAATTGTTGTAATAAAATCATGATATATACAAATAATACTGGTCCGCGTGAATGGGCGCAACATATAGTAAGGTATTTTGAAAAAAAAATAAATTTTAAATTATTTGAACAAATTATAGCTGCTTTTAAAATAAATGGTAAAAGAGTTGAATTATGTCGAACAACACAAAACAAGACACATAAAGATTTAATAAAATGTACTAAAATTCCAATTGATACAGAGATATGTTTTATAGATGATTCTTTTTATCCTGAAATGACACATGATAATATTTACTATATAAATATAAAACCTTATTATTATGATTTATCATTTGAATATATGATTAAAAGAATGTATGAATCAGAAATAGGTAAGAAATTAATAGGAAATGATAATGAATTTGAAAAATTAATGATGGAACATATAAATTTATTCAACTATGAAGTTATGGAAAAAGATGAAAAGGAATACGAAATCGATAAAGTTTTAGGGAAAAATATTATATCTCATTTACAATTATTTTTCAATCATTCTACAAAAAATAGAACTATTAAAAATAGATGTAATAGAAAAAATAAAACCATTAAAAATAATAAATTTTAATTTATTACGCAATCTGGAAAGCGCTACGTAGTAAAATGATATAATCTCACCCTAAATTTCAGTTGATTTTAAGCTGAAGTGTATTTTTAATTTTATCTTTAAAATAAAGAAAATATTCGTTTAATGCTGTAGTAGTAAGTATAAACACTCCAGCACTGAATGCTATTTTACGGTCAAGTTCTGTAAATTCGTAATGTGTTCTTAATGGATTAAACCGCCACATTAAAAATAAACAAATATAAATTCTAACATAATAATCTAAAGATTGTAAATATTGTGGAGCAGTTTGAGACAAGCCAAGTGCTGATATTATAATTAAAAAATATGATATATAAATAATAATATCAAATATTTTATTCTGAAAATGATGTAATGTATTTTTCATATAATTAATCAATATTATTTTATTTATCTACTCTTTTTTGTAATAAAATAAATATATTATGTAAAATAACTTTATAAGAAGTTTCTAAATTTATTTCATATGTTGTCGGTGTAATTTTTGTTTGTCAAAAATGTGTTTTGTGTTATGTTGGTAATATCTTGGTAAAGCATGAAGAATTTGAATTTAGGAAAAAATATGTAGATTTACCATGTTAGAAATGATTTGGGTTCGGTTGATATAGTTCATTGATGGCGGTCAATATATGTACATTTTTTATGTATACATAGTCACGGATCTCACGCACCGCATCTCCATCGAAACACTTGTAATCCGATGAATTCCACCATATATAGTTATACAACCCCGCCTTAATAAATTCGTTCTTTGTCGGTACTAATATTGCATTTATCTGGTTAGAGAATGTAACTTTCTTGTATGTGTTTGACAGTTGCGGGCATATTGTAATAAATTTAGCAAGTTTTTCAATAACCATATTGAAATTATAACTATTTAAGAATCCAGACATATGAAACATAAATTATATATTATCATATTCAAATCTTTAAACTTTTTTGTTAAAAATAATAATATATAAATATATCAATGGAAAATTCTTATAGAGCACCAACAGAATGTGTTTCAGACATTCATAAACAAACAAATAATAGAATTTATGACAGAAATATACCATCACAAATGTTACAACCATATGTAGACGTAAGACCAGTTATGACAAAATATTCTTATTTTCCAATAGTAGATCCAAGAAAACCAATAAATGTTCCTCTTGTTAATATGCCAACATATAATGTTCATAAAGTATTTAATCCAGGTAATACTCAATCACCTTGGTCAGGTTTTGCTTCAAATATAAACACAGAATCCGAATTAAGAAATCAAATATATGCATTACAAAAATGTAGTCAAGCAGTTTATGTTCCTAATTCAAGTAGTGATTTATATACATATAAATTTCAAACAAAAACACAACCAAACCCACATGAATTATTATTTAGAGACCAAACATTTGAATCTTTTAATCCAAACCCAGCACCTGGATTATGTGGTTCAGCAGTTTTTTATAATAATACAAGATGTCAAGTAAAAGATATAACGAAACAAACATGTTGAAAAATATACAATTAAATATTTTTCCAAATGGTGAAAATATTCAATGTAAGAAGATAATGCGTTACTTTAGATAAATATGTAAATTATATTTTTTATAAAAATACTAATATTATTTTACCAAAATCGAGTGAAGTTGATATTACATTTCGATTTATAATATAAGGTCAAAAAAAAATATCATTTATATTTATGAAGACAGCCAAAAATAAAAATAAAAATAAAAATAAAAATAAAAATAAAACTATTTTAAAAAATCACAGAATTAAATATGGTTCTGGAAAATCTAGGAAGTATAGAAAAAATATTAAACTTAAGAAGATAAATTGTAGTCCTAAACCTAAAGACGAATTAAACCATTTCAGTTGCTATACTAATAAAGACCTTATTTATTTAAGAGACCATTGGAATGTTAGACATCCTGACGCAAAAATTAATACTGATTCGCCAAAAGAAATACATAAACATCTTACAGAATATCTTAAAGATATTTGTAGTAATGAAGCTTGTTGGTTAAAACAAAAAACTATATTTGGACAACTTGAAAACAATCTTTCTGATTCTTTCGCACCAGAATCTCCAGATGAGTGGAAACTAAATCCAAATCAATGGTTATCTAGTACTGATATTATGAAAGTTATGAAACAATATGAGAAAGCTTATAAATGTTTTGATTTTATTGGTCCTACACCAATAAATTTTAACACAAGAAGGTTATATGGTGAATGTGTTTGGGAAGAATTGTGTAATTTTAATCTTGAAAAACTTATTAATAAAGGAATAACAAAAATTGGAATTATTTTTAATACTGATCCTGATAATAAACCTGGTCAACATTGGATATCAATGTTTATTAATATAAAAAATAAAACTATATTTTTCTATGATAGCGCTGGAGATACAGCACCAAAAGAAGTAAAAGAATTAATCCATAAAATTATTGAACAAGGACATAATTTACCAAATCCGATTAACTTTAAAGTTGATAGTAATGAAGGGATTGAACACCAATATGGCAAAACCGAGTGTGGTATGTACTCTATATTTTTTATTGTTCATATGTTAGAAGACAAAATGACCGAACATTATTTAAAGACTCATATACTGAAAGACGACTATATTGAAAAATTTAGACATATTTATTTTAATGATTCGTTATAAAAATATATAAAAATACAACTATTACTATTATTATATATTAAAATGGATGTAAATTTATTTAATACAAAGGATAACATTAAAATGTTATGGGATGTGATAAGCGATGAAGAAATATTTACATTTTTAACTCCTGATATTCAAATTAAAATATATAATTTATTTTTAAGTAATATTCAAGGATTTTTTGAAGTTGAGAGAAAAAAAACAAATTTATTAGTTGATGTAAATAAAAAATATATTCTTCTTATTCTTGAACATATAAAAAAAACATATCCATATCAACCCAACAAAATAAAAATACATAACGAACAACCACAATTAAAAGAACTAATTACATTCGAAGAAATACAAAATGATAGAAAAACTCAATTTGAAAAAGATTTTAATAGAAGACAAGAAGAATTCGAAGAATCAATAACAGTAAAAGTGCCTCCTGTTCCCGAATTTTCTGACAAAGAAAGAGATAAACCAATAAAAGAAATGGACAAAATTCTTAAAGAAATGCAGGTTCAACGTAATTATGAAGTAGACCAAATAAATAGAACATATAATACATCTAATCAAGTTGATAATTGGCTTAAACCTCAAGAAACCTCTCTAAAAACAGAGAAAACCCAAAATAATATGGATAAATCAGAACAATCCCAAACTCATAGTAGGTTTAAATTTTTAAACGAAATTGATTCTAGATTATCACCGAATAATAGTAAAAAAAATGTTACATTTAGTAGTACTGATATAGTTAATACATTTCACGAAGAAGATGAAGAAGATATAAATATTTTTTCAAAACTTAAAAAAGTTGATAAAAAAGGTGATAATAATATTGTATCACAAATTCATGAGTCAACTATAAATGGCGCCAATATAAACGATGATAGGATATCCAAGTTAGAGAGAAATGTTGAAAATTTAAGTGAAAAGATAGATAAAATCATTGCTTTATTGAACCAAAGAAATTAGATCAATATTTTTCTAGATTTTTCTAGATTTTTTTATGTGTTTTCTAGTTTTTTTTTTATGTTTTCTGCTAGGTTTTCTATGATGTTTTTTATTTTTTCTAGTATATTTTTTTCTATTACCTCCTGTTTCAGTTATTTTAAATAATCCTTTTGCTTTATTATTATTTTGATTTATTGGTGTTGACTTAAATTGTGTATATGCCACTTTTAAAACATCTTTTGTTCTATAAATTAAATAAAATACACCACTTGATCCTATTGATGCTCCGTATACTAAAAAATTTATTGCTTGTGTTGATTGAGATGTTATTTGATTTAAAATTAATTGTTGATTATAAAATAAATCACTCAAGGCTTTTTGTTGTAGAGCAAGAGCAGTATTTGATATACATGAACTAGTTGCTCCTGATGATGTAATAGAAGAAGCAGTTTGAACGAGTGTATTTAAGGTTCTACCAATATCATAATTACCCAAAGATAAAACACCTTCTGTAACAACCTGGGTTCTTGGCATACATGTTTTCTCGGCAATTGCAGTAAAATCAACAATTGATTCACTTAATAATTGTATAACAATATTTTTTATTCTTTCAGCTTGTTGTTGAACAATCGAACAGCTAAAAGTTTGAATAGAACTCCATATATATTGAACAAAAGTAACTTGTTCTATAGGAAGTTGTCGTATTTCAGACAACGCTTGTTGTAATTGTGTTTTGACATCTTCACTTACTGAGGAAATATCCATACCGACAACACTTTGAGATAATTCATTGAATTTAAGATATGATATATATATAACGAAAATTCCAACAACAACTGCAATAATAGCAAATAAGTCAAACTTATTTGGTGAATTAACACTTCTTCTACTAGCATCATTATTATCATCTCTATCATATGTAACTATCTGGTCGTCAAAATCACCACCGCCAAATTGTGTAAAATCATATACATAAAGTTTTTTAATGAATGTCTTGAACCCTTCTTTATTAAAGTTAATATTTTGTGTAGTAGCTATTTTATTTAATTTATCTGATACATCATCTAAAAGTTGTTGGTCATCAAAATTCAATTGTGTTACTTGACCTTTTTTGTAACGTTCCATAAAAATATCGGAAATTTTACTAAAATCATTATTTAATTGTTCTGGAGTAATACAAATATTCATTTTATATAATATAGTTATATTTTTTTCAAAACATAATTATATTTTTTATTACTACTCTATTTATTGACCAATTCTTTAAAAACTCTCTGACCGGTTTTATTATCAATCTCATATGTTCCAACTTGAACAGGGGCTATACTAGGGTCCTTCAATGCAGCTTCATATGATTTAAAATCGTAAATATTTAATACATTTTCGCTAACTCTACGATAAACATATTTGACCCCAGCAATTGTAACAGGTTTTCCTTCCCATTGAACAGCTACCTTATTTGCTAGTGCAGTTATATCATTTTGTTGCTGTGAAAAATCAGGAACATAAGAATATGTATCAATTGATGGATCGCCAAAATTAACACACTTACCATTTGAATAAATGTAACAATCAAATGCAGATTCTTTAATCGCATCAGTCAATTGTTCAGTTAAATCTGCTTTAATACTTGCTATTTCAAATAAATATTGGTCGCTTGTTTGAGGAGTTTTAGGAAGTGCTTTGCTTAAATCCTTTCTTTTTAATTCAATAGCCTCGTCAGATTTTAATTGTTCTTCTGTAAATACCATTAAATAAACAAATACTTCAACAGATTGTAAAGCTGGTGGTAAATCTTTGTGACTACAAATACGTCTAGCACGGCCGATAACTTGTTCTGAACGCACAGGATGCCAATAAGGGTCCATTAAATGAACATATCGAGTATTACGTAAGTTAATACCTTCAGAACCAGATGATGTAATCATAAAGACTTTAATAACTTCACCCATATTGTTATTTCTATATTTAGATTTAAGAACAGACCCAATACTATCTGGTATATCATCCCATTCTCC